TCTGCTCGCATCGTTTTGTTGACTGTTTCCTGGCGTTTGGTAACTTCCTGCTGCATCTTTACTCTGAAAGACTGCATTGCCTCCTGGAACTTCCTGGCCTGTTCCGGATCCTGTTTGATCTGATCCACTGCGGCTTGCGTATCCTCCTGGCCGGTTACTTTCTTGGCCACGTTGGCCACATCCTCCGCTGTCTTTTCCGCATCCTCGCCACCGAGCCAGCCGGCTATCTCCGGAGCTACCGAAACCAATCCGCCTATAGCTGTTGCCATTAAAGACATATTACTTCCCGTCTGTTTTCATCTTGTCCAATAAATTGTTGTAGGTCCTTTCCATAGTCCGCTTTTCCTGCAGGATAGCCTTTTTGTTGCGCATCCCCACGAAAAGACCAATCAAGAAACCTGCAGCCAATCCGGATCCAATATAGACAAAAGCCATGATTTACCCCTTACTTGACAAGGTTGAGCGCTCGCTGGTGCATGTCCGCCAGCCTGCGCATCCATCCCAGGCCGAAGCGGTCTAACTTAGCCAGCTTGCCGTAATAAACAGCCCGTCTAGCTACGAATTCCTTGATCGCAGATTGTTGATTTGATTTCTCTGCAGCTGCCTGTGTGTTTGGTCCGTAAACACCGTCTACAGAGGAACCGACTGACTCCTGCAGGATCCTCACTGACTTGTCAGTACCGCAATTTACCGCAGTATCGAATACGATAAGGTCGATACCCGCAGGCAGGTCCTCGCACCCGCAGGGCTCCCAGTAGTCGTTGAAATAGATCTCCCCTGCCTTTTTCTTGGTCAGCTTGGATATGTCCACGTTCGGATAGGCCCGCTTGGAGATCCCGTACTTGGTTTTTCCTCCCGGGTCGTTGGGGTCGTTGACATACCCGCCTTCCCAATAGAAAAGCGCATTCAGCGACTTTTTGAAATTTTCACGCATTATCCGGTCTCCTTTTCCTGGCATGTTACGCAAAATTTGCATCCAGGGACCGCCTCGCGCCTGGCTTTGGGAATCTCATCCCCACAACCCTGGCAAATCAAAAGGGAAGGTTCCTGGTTGCTGTTTTCCGCCCGGATCCTGTCCAAGCTTGCCTCTAAATGTTGACTTTGCACTTGCTGCGCCTGGTCTATAGTGTCAGCCATATCTATCTCCCTGTGCTTGCCAAGTTTTCGTTTTCACAGTTAAGGATCTCTTGCTGCTGGGCCTTGTCCATACCTGAGTGAACCACCAAAGCACGTATCATCCTGGTTTGCGCCTGTAGTTGCTGCCGCATGGACTGCATGTCCTGTACTATCTGATCATGCCGGTCGCTCTCGTGCTTGTGCCGCTTGTCGCACTCACTGCGGCTCACATTATTGTTTTTGGTTATGAGCCTGACCGCGACCCCAACGATCAGGCCCCCGATAACAGTGATCAAACCTGTCTCAAGTGGCGTCATAAGAGACCTCGATTAAGTTGCCTTTCCTTTTACCAATACCCCGGGCCTTGCACACATGGGCAAGGGATTGCTCTGGGTGTGCAGATCCACTCCGCGGTCGAACTTGCGCGGCGTTTGCTTGGCATAGTACAGCCTGCCGCGTGTATTGGCGGTCTCGTTAAAGTCAGCTGGAGCTACTGCGGTGTAGAAGGTATTGCTTGTTCCCCTGGGGAAGAAGTGGGCTTCGCCATCAGCAATAAAATTTTGGAGCCCTTCCGTGCCCTCTACAGATCCCCTGTACTCTTCAAAAGTGATCCCTCCGAACTGGAAGTTCTTGCGCACATCATCCCTTGTCTGGGAAGAGGATTGATACAGGAAAGTCTCATAAACATTGGGATGGTTAATGAGCTTATCCAGAAAAGAGCCGGAACAAAGACAATGTACTCCGTTCATTATCTCTCCCTGCAGGTTATCCTCGACATGCCTCTTTACCTCGAAGCATTTCCCGCGCACATCAGTGGAGTCAGTATCCAGGGCAAAATTGACGGTCTTCTGGGTTATCCCGAATTCAGTGAACAAATCGTAGATCAAGCTGCCGTCCGCATCCGGGATCTGACCTTTTATGGCCCCCATTCTCAAATTCTCCAATGTGATATCGTGCTTGTCCTTCATGGACTGCAGGCGCTCGTTGACCAAATCAGCCAATTCCCTCAACTGGCTTTCACTGCCAAATGCCCTGATGTCCTGGTATTCATCCGGAAGGATGACATCATCCAGGGGAAAATGAGGAATGACAAAAGTACGCACCTTCCTTTTGCCGCTTATGTTTTGATGTCCGGGAGATCCCACAGGCGCGGAAGGTATTAGTGTCAGCACGCCGTGCTTTTCCTCCAGCACAATGGTCCTGGACCTGCGCGGCAAAACCGGGAAAATATTCATTTCCCTGACCCTGCCATACCTGTTGGGCAAAACATTTATAGCGGATGTGAGCTGATAAACGCTGAAAGCATCGGTGCTAAACGGATCTTGCATGATTTACACCTCCTGTCGTACAACTATGCCCAGTTGCCTGAGTTCGGCCAGGGCCTTATTTTTCTGTTCGGTTGTGATTCCATCCGGCCAAACCAAACCGGACTCCACAGCTCCACTATCTCTTGCAGCCATAACTCCGGGAACGTCACCTTCAGAAGCGTCATATTCCCCCAGGGCAATACCGTGAGCTTCTTGAGCGCCGTTAACGGCTGAGGGATCGAGGGCAACATACTTTCCGGAACTATCGCCAACGGTTAAGGTATACTGCTCTCCATCCGCGATTGCTGCAGAATCCGATACCTGAATATGTTCCCCACTGTAGGGAAGCGAAGTGATTTGTTCCACCTCGTAGCCATCCGGGCCTACGATGCGAGCCGTGTTCGAACCCGTGCCGTAGATTACATAATCTCCCTGCTTGGCTTTGGGACCGAGAGAAACATGGGATTCGGAAATTCCGGTTCCGGAATCCTGGCTAAAGTTGGTAATAGCCTTGTAATCCTTGCCCAACACCTGCCCAAGGGAAATCACTTCACCGCTCAAGACAACAATGCTGTCCCTGCTGCGTCGGCCCGGAGCCTCTTCTTTCAAAACATCGCCGATGTATTTCTGTTCTTCAGTTACTGGCATTTCCTACCTCCATTACATTAATTTTCGTTTCCGGACCTCTGCTTGGCGTTTTCAACAAGCAGGTTCTGCTGTTGCTCCACGCTGCTGTCCGGACTCAACCCCTGATGCCCATGCGCTTTTTGCAATCCGTCCAGGATCTGCTGCTCGGTACCCTGGTCACTCCCCTGGTCCGATTGACCGCTGCCGAAAAGCTCCTTCGCCTTTTTCAGTTGTTCAGCTCCAAGTCCGGATTGCATAACCTGGCTCAGTTGCTGGACGCTCTCTTCTCCCCAAACGACCCTGGCTTGCTCCAGGACCTCGCTCTGGGCTTCCTGTCTTCCCTCTTGCTTCGCCTGCTCCTTGTCCTGAGCGGCTTCATCCTTTCCCTCTTTCTTGACCTGTTCGTAAAGGTCAGCATGGTTTTGCTTCAATGTCTCCAAATCCATATTCCCTCCTTTGATTGATTGAAGTGCCGCAATGACACTTTCCAGGCTGCCGATTTCATCGGCCAGTTTTGCATCTATTGCGTTTTGTCCGACCTTCAGGCCCCCTTTCAAGGCCACTACCTGGTCCCTGGTCATATCGCGGTTACGGGCAACGGCCTGGATAAATACTTCCGCAAGCTCGTTCGCCCGCTGCCGGATCTGTTCTATCCCTTCTTCAGTGTTCACATCCGGGCGTTTTTGCGGGCTGTCTGAATTAACTATTTCCAGGGAATCGTCGGGTCGGCGCCTGAGCCCGAAGACAACTCCGATGGATCCCAACTCGGCAGTAGCATCAACGGTGATTTTCGAGGTCGCCGAAGCTATCCAGTAGGCAGCAGACGCGCCCATGTCTGCAACATAAGCCTCTGTCCGCTTTTCCTTGCCCGCCTCTTCAATTATCCTGGCAAGTTCGTTTATCCCGCCTACCTGGCCGCCGGGAGAATCTATCCTCAACAGGATGGAACTGACCTGGGAATTATCCAGGGCCGCCTGTACTTCCTTGGCGAGTGTCTCTGCCGCGGGGAATCCCAATATCCGGGTAATTATATTCTCATAATGAAATATCGGCCCTATAACCTCTATTACGGCCACACTGCCCCTTAGATAAGTTAATTGTGTATTTTGGGGCTCTTCTGCAGGCTTGGTCATTAAGGCTTGTTTAGAATCCAGGTTATTCATCTGGCCAATCAAGCTGTCCAGGCCCTGTTGAGTAATAGCCCAGGACTTGCCGTACACCTCCGGCATCGATGATCCGGACTCGCCCGAAGGTTCGAACTTGATTCCATTGTTTTGGGAGCAATGTTGCCTGGCCTGTTCCTCGCTCCAGCTGGCAGTGGGATATCTGTAGGACTGCTCCACGGTTTCCCCGCTTTGCTTCAACTTGGCATATATTATGTCGAACTTTTTATTGCCGGAATTGCCCGCACCGTTTTCGCGCCTGAAAGATCCCTCCTTGCATCCGTCCGGGTTCACCAGGCGGCAACTGTGTTCATTGGGAAAAGGCATATTATTCCTCGCTTTGCTTGGGTGTATTTCTTTTTTGGTAATTAAGCTCCTTGTAGCGCTGTTCGAGCAAAGAGCGCCAATCCGTGCCGTTTTCCGCCGCAATGTCGGACAAGGTGTTGATATTGTTTTCCAGTCCCTTGATCTGGGCGTTCATTTCCTTGAGCGGATCCACGTGTCCTCGCTTGGGCGGTATCCATCTGGCCTTTGTCAGGGCTGGGAAATAATCGTAGAAATCCTTGACCGGCATGTCCTGCAAGGTCTTGAACATGCCCCGCAAAAACGCCTCTTCCATGACCATTTCCCAAACTGGCTGGGTCAAGTTGTCCACCAGCCATTTCTGATAAACCTGGAAAACGCGGTAGGCTTCCAAGAGTGCAGCCCTAGCGCTGGAATAATTGGTTTTGGAAAAGTCCTTTGCCACCACCTCATAGGGCATACCCACCGAGGCCCCTACTGCACGCAAAACCCTCTCCACAAAAGATTCAAATGTGTTCCCGGGCCTGTCGTTCTTGAGTACGTGGGGCTTTTCGCCTATATTGCCGTACATGAATTGACCGGGCTGGACTTCCTGGTGATAGGTAGTTTCATCATCTTCATTATTCGGATTGCGAATATTGCCATAAGCTTCCGCTGGATTCTGACTTTCAATAAATACAGGGATACTGCTGGCCACTATCGATCCCACCAGCTCGTAATCCAGATAGTCGCTCAGGTCCTTGAAGAATTTCATTGCCGGGGACAGCACGGAAACACCACGGACCTGTTCCGGTTCCTTTTGGATAAACGAATGCAACAGACCTGGCCGGTGGCCCAGGCTTGCCTGTATACGCGCATAGGAGTTGGAATCTGCGGAATAAGTTCCTGGACTGACAACTTTGTATTCATTCAAGGAAGGATTGCTGAGCCAATAGGCGATAGGTTTGCCATTGCCGTCCATTTCCACGCCGTCACGGACATTTGCGTCCTGCTCCTTGTCTGCCGGCGTGGACATGCGCACCGGATCCAATTGCTGCAGAGCCAAGGAAAAATTGCGCCCGCTTTCCTGCTTCATTACCGGCAACACCAGGTATTCGCCGTTTGTAAGCAGGGATTGCATACAGCTAAGCTGCAATCCCCAGAAAGGAAGCTTGCCGCGAACATCTGATTCCCTGGTCCAAAGCTGCCAAATCCACTCCGCCTCTGCCTGGAACTGTTCAACCTTTTCCTTGCTCCAGCCCAGGACATCGGCATTGGGTTGCGATTGGGGCTGCAGGCCGGTGCCTACTGAATTTATGGACATGGAATCCACGACGCTTGCAGCGTGGGGATCATTGGCAACCAGGTCCCTGGCTCTGCCCTGGCTTTTTGACCTATTCCGCCCTTCGCTCCAGAAGTTCAGCCATTGCGGGATCCAGTTCTTCATGGTGCCCTTGTCGCTGCCCGATTCCCTGGCGATCCCTGCCAGCGCACTGAACTGCACTTTTGCAGCATAGCGCTTTACAGCAACTCCGGGGCTAACCTTTGCTATCGCCCTATCCAGTAATCCAGGTGCAGGTCTGTTCATTTCTTGGGCCTCCCGGGAAGGAAAAACGGTCCTGTGCCCACTTCAAACTCGGCAAGCTCGCGCCTTAAATAATTAAGGGTCTTGCGGATCTCCGGCAGATCGGCATTAGTCAATTTGCGGTCGCCCACATCGTAGGACTGGCCAACAGCACAGGCCTCAAATGCAGCTTTCCAAACCGCAATCTTTTGCTCCAATTCCTGTTTGTCTTTCCAAATGCCCACAAATCCCCCAGGGTTTACACGGATTGAATTGTAAACTTATGGGGCGACTATATAGGAAGGTTGCAAGGTGTGTCTGCAAAGCATGAAAAGCGTGAAAAAAATGAAAAGCATGAAAAAATTGACGAAGGTGGGACGAAAACAACTATGAACAATTTATAATTTGTTTATCAATTTATTGTTAAGAATCTTCAGGATATGTATTGTTTCAGCTGGTTAGCATCGGCCTCATTACATCAATAGGTTTATAGAAATCAAATAAAATTTTTGATAATATGGATGCTCCTATGTAACTAGAATATTGTGTTATTTTGAACTTAATCAATCTTTATATTTCAATAACTGATCATTTTTAAAACTTTTTAGGGCATTTATTATAGATTCAAAAAAAATCATATTTTTTTAAAACCATATTTTATTAATAAGTTCACAAAACGATTTTTTTTTGCACAATATTCTTCGAAAAATTTCTGTCCAAAATTTTGCTTTAACAATTCAACACGTATTTTTCTTTTTGAGTTATTAAAACAATGATGTAATATAAAATATGATACTTTAATTCCATATTTAACATCAGCAAGTGCCATATTTAAATTTTCATCAATTTTTTTATAATCATTGTTATCTTGTGCAATATTTTTAGCTCTATCAAGATGAGTATCAATATTTATGCAAGTCTGCTTTAACCAAAGAATATTAACAGCAATTTTAGCATCATATTCAGAAATAGTAGAATTCAATAAATCTAATTGCTCCTGTAAAAACATAGGCATTTTTATAGATAAAGCATGAATGTTAGAAATATTCTTTTTTGAATTAAATTCATACAAAACATTCAGTACTTCAATAATAAAAAAACCAACTAAATTAATAGCTTGATCTCTTTTACGATTCAACTCACACTTATAAAATATATGTTGTAATACTCCGCCAATAATGACACCAAGGAGAGCTGCTATTCCAGTTATTATTGCAGCATCTACTGAAGTATTATTTGTTGATGCCATAATGCTCCATATTTTCATCAAGCCATAAATGCTAACAAAATATGTTGTACTAGAGCAGGAATAGAAGAGCTATTTAACACAGCGACTTGATTAATTCTCTATTTAAGATAAAAATAAAGGCGAAACAAAAATTAAATCTATAATTATGTTTTTCTATATTTAGTCAAATGCTTATATTAATGCCTATTTTCAATTTCTTTTATTAACTCATTTAATGAAGTACCTTTAAAAGAATTATCTTTTCTCCAACCTGCATTTTTTTCTTTTTCAACAAAATACGATTGTTTTTTTCTATTATAAATTACACGGTATCTACAGTTACTACAATTTCTTATCGGATATCCATTCTCTATAGTCCAATCATTAACCTTTTTGCTAATGGAGTTTAGTCTTGCTAAAAATTCTGATGATGATTGATATCGTTTTTCAGGTTTAATATTACAAGCTTTAGATACGGTAAGTCTTAACGGTTTACATACCCAAGGAGGGAGGGTTGACAAGTCAACAACATTCCCTTTTTCAATTTTATTCTTTATACACTCTTTTGCAAAAATTTGTCTTTCAATTTCATCAGTTATCAATCTATACTTTTTTATCTCTCTAGGATTTAACCATGATGGATCATCGTAAGGTAAATACCCTCCAAGCAACTGAAACAAAACCACACCTACTTGATAAATATCACCAGGGATTCCGTATTCACCAGTAGATATTGACTCTGGAGGTGTATAGATTAAAGAATGTCCAGAACCCGGGATAGAACTCTGACCTTCTGGTATCTTCTTAACTGAACCAAAATCACCTATAATAGCCTTATCATCGTCATCAATCAATATATTTTCTGCTTTTAAATCTCTATGCAGAAGATTTTTTGAATGTAAAAAACTTAAACCTAATAGTATATCTCTCGTAACTGAAACTGCTCTTTTATTTCCTCTTATACCATTTAAAATTTCTTTATCTAAATCTCCATTTGAACAATAAGAAGTTAAAAAATAAGCATAATCATCATTAACATGAGATGCATCTAAAATTTTTATAACATTATTAGACTCAATACTTGCTAAATGTTTAGGCTCAATGTGATATTTAGCTTCACCACCCCAATCATAAAATTTTATGGCAACATTTTGGCCATGAATTTTATTTTTTCCAAAAAATAACCAACCACATGCACCTGAACGACTTCTTTTTGTAATTTCAATATCTTTTGAAATTTCAACAAGTTTATCTCTTATAGGACTTGGTACATCTAATATTTCATAACTAAAATTGGATATTTTCATGGTAATTCAGCAAAAGCAGTTTCAAAAGCAATTTTTTGATATTGGTATAGTTCTGAAGGGATATAAACATTATGACGTTTTTTAGAAGCAGATATTTTTTGTGGTGTAACAAGAATTACAGGACATTCATCATATAATTGAATAATGCCTTCAAGTTTAAATCCTACAGGACCTCCTACATAGTCACCCTTCTTACTACGCATTTTTATCAAAACTTTAGTTACTTTATTTTCCCTAAAAAAAGCAAAAATAGAATCTTTGAAGGCTTTCACCTCATCCTGATCAGAATCATCCTTAAGTATTATTTTTCTTGGTTCTACATTTATAATACTAAAGTCTTCTTTTTCTCCTTGAATCAAAACAAGTCTAGCTTCTGATCCTGTCAATTCAATTCCACAGATTGTCATACTTCCACCTAATCCAATGCTAAAAATTACAGTTTAAATAAATTCAAAATGAACCATAAATATTTTAATAATACCTAGATTAAGCGGTTTTAAACGATCAA